CTTCATTATCTAGCCAGGTAATCACATCGAAAGTCTCGCGATTCTTATATCCGTTACTTGTATCGCACATTGTTTGCCCTCTTCTATTAGGTAAGTGATTCACTTACAAGGCTTAGATTACGCCTATCGGGTGTCAAGTCAATAGACAACGAGCACCTTTCCTTATGATATGGGTCACACGATAAGAGAAGAGAGCGTTAGACATAAGAGGGCTAGATGTCTAACTGTCTAAGGCTTGTGTATTGATAATCATTCTCATTAGCTAGGTGTAACAGTACGGTCACACCTTAGATTTGTAACGGTACGGTGCCATTATGTCGGTGTTAATAGCGCGAGACATTAGGGGGGCATAGTGTGCCGAAGGGGGAGTTCGCCCCTCCTTCACTTTCCTAACCCTTAGACATTTCCCCCCATTATGTCCAACTCTCTACCTTTACTAGAGGTGCAGGGTTGAAAGAAGACCCCCCCTTAGTGACAGGAGGGCGGGGGTGCGTGATACTCCCCAGCAAAATATATTTCCTAAACTGGGATCCCCCATATAGTACTTGACCAGCACTTATACAGGGTGCTACCTACTATGACCTAACTCACACGCCCAAAACGGGTGACTACCCCCATTTCCCGCCTAATCTATAGTAGGGAACGAAATTAAATGAGTTCCCGAATAACAGTCACAAAGGGCGCATAAAGCGCCCCTAGGGTAAATAACAAATACTCCCTAAACATTGGGCGCTCCAAGCGCCCCAGTAACAGTTAGTAACAGATAGATTATATGGGAAAGCTGTGTTCAAAATCTTGGGGACAGGTATGCTAAAATCATCCAACGACAGGTAACAAAACGAAGTTACTTTCCGGCCGATCATTGGAGATACCCTGAACAGCAAAGTTATCCACGGCACCTCTTCCGGATACAAGAGCCACTATATTAAGGTTCGGGGTGTAGATAGCTTACCCGTCTGTGACCTATGTCGGACCTATAAGAAAGACAGTAACGCCGCCTATCACAAGGCTAGGCGTGAAGAGAAGGCAGCAGCAAGACTGTCTGAAAAAAATGAATTTGCCCAGGCCGTCCGAGCCACAGGCTTTATTATTTAGGGAGAGTGTGTGCCAGACAAGTCTAGCGATATTGCCAAGCGCATCATTCTCAAGTGTATCTCAGAAAGCCTTACCGTTGAACAGGCTTGTGGTGAGGCTGGCAAGTCCCTCAAGAGCTACGAGTATTACCGCAGCACAGATCGTACCTGGGCTGATATGGTTGACCGTACCCGCCTTGGGTTAAAAGATAAAATCTTTGCATCTGGTGATGTACACGATATCGGCTTTGTAGAGTTCCGTCAACGCTTCCTGCACTCTCGTACCTTTCCACACCAGCAGAACATAGTTGATGTGATAGAAGGACGCGAGCCTTCCTGGTTGCACCCCTCTATGAAATTTGAGCCGGGCCTTGCGGCCAACCGCGTACTAATTAACATTCCTCCCAACCACGCCAAATCCATCACAATCACCGTAGACTATGTGACTTGGCAAGTTGCGAGGAACCCTAATTTCAGAGTATTGATAGTCTCCCAAACACAACAGTTGGCAGCAGACTTTCTTTACGCCATCAAGAACCGCTTGACACACCCAGTATACCAAGACCTGCAAAATGCCTATGCCGCCGGTGTCGGCTTTAACTCTAAGTCTGCATCTTGGCAAGCAACCCGTGTTACCTTTGGTGATGAACTAAGGCAGTCCTCTGAGAAGGACCCTAACATTGAGGCCGTTGGTATCGGTGGTCAGATTTACGGCAAGCGTGCAGATATGATTATTGTAGATGATGCTGTTACCTTAAAGAACGCCAATGAGTTTGAGAAGCAAATTAGATGGCTTACCCAAGATGTACGTTCTCGCCTTAACCCAACCGGTAAGCTAATCATTATTGGAACCCGCGTTGCATCCGTAGACCTGTACCGCGAACTACGAAGTGAAGATCGCTATCCGGGCGGTCAGGTTCCGTGGAAGTATTTAGCGATGCCGGCGCTTTTAGAGGCAAACGAGGACCCTGACAAATGGGTTACTTTGTGGCCAGCATCAGATGCACCCTTTGATGGGCAGTTAGAGTCCGACCTTAACGCAGATGGTTTATACCCGCGTTGGTCTGGTCGTAACCTTTACAATGAACGTCAAGCTATGGATGCTGCAACTTGGGCATTAGTTTATCAGCAGCAAGATGTATCTGAGAACGCTGCCTTTGACCAAGTTTGTGTGCGTGGATCTATTGATGCTATGCGAAAGTCTGGACCCCTAGTTGCTGGACACCCAGGGCACCCGAGAGATTTAAGTGGCTTTACATTTATTGCAGGGCTAGACCCCGCTATGGTGGGTGACACCGCTGCTATCTGTTATGGGATTGACCGGGCTACTAGCAAAAGGTATATCGTAGATGCAATCAAAATTACTCGTCCAAGTCCTGCTGCTATCCGAAATCTTATCTTTGATTGGACAAGCATCTACCCCATCTCAGAATGGGTCGTTGAAAAAAACGCCTTCCAATCCTTCTTAACTCAAGATGAAGGTATCCGTATGCACCTTGCTAACAGAGGCATACAGTTCAAAGAGCACCATACTGGTAGTAACAAGTGGGACTCAGGTTTCGGTGTAGCTGCTATGTCTACTTTGTTTGGTACCAAGCAAGCAGATGGAAAACACCACAGGGATAACTTGATTCACCTACCATCAGACCAGACCGAAAACGTTAAAGCATTACTAGAGCAGTTAATCACTTGGACTCCAACCACCAAGGGCAAAACCGATATGGTGATGGCGCTATGGTTTAAGTTAAAAACCGATACACCACTCTGGACAACTTCCGGTTGGAAAACAATGGGTACCGTCAAAGATGGTGACTTTGTTGCCACAGCCGAAGGTAGCGCTGCACAGGTAGTAGGGCTGACTCCAATTTTCAAAGAACCTGTATTTAAGGTTACAATGTCGGATGGGACTTATCTAGTAGCAACAGCCGAGCATAAGTGGTGGGTTACTCCAAAGACTTTTGCAAACAAGCGGCTTGAACCTAGATGGGTTATGACATCTGAATTACTATCGCCAGAATTTAAGGATTCTTTAATCGCTATCCCTAAGCCGATTGAACTCCCAGAACAAGACTTACTGATTGATCCCTATGTTCTTGGTGTCTGGCTTGGTGATGGTGATGCTAGACAGGCAACGATATATGCCCATAAAGATGATAAACCATTTATGCGGGCAAACATAGAAGCAACTGGGTGTAAAACATCTGACCATTCCAACGATAAGTCATTTGGTGTAACTGGAATTCGTGGAAAATTAGTTGAATTAAATTTATTAAACAACAAACACATTCCCGAGATGTATCTAAATGGAAGCCTACAACAAAGGCTTTCCTTACTACAAGGCTTAATGGATACAGACGGAACAGTTAATCCCGGGCGATCACGCTCGTACTTTGCAAATGTAAATCCCAATCTTATTGAAGGCGTTGATTTCCTAGCCAAGTCTCTTGGTTTTCGTACCAACATCCAATGGTATGAATCCAAAGAGAATGTAATGGTTATGGGTAAATTGTGCAACACACAAAGGTATGCGAGAGTTCTCTTTACTCCTAGTTCCGATACGTTGAATCCATTTAGACTTCCTCGCAAGGCTGAACGGGTTGCTGTATTTAAGAATACTAGACCACGCAACTACCTTGTGGTTAAATCTGTCGAACCTGATGGAGAAGCTGATACTCGCTGTATAACAGTAGACCACGATTCGCACGTATTTCTTGCTGGTAAAGATTTGATACCAACAGGAAATTGTGAGATCCGCGCAAGAGAAATGCTTAACTACGGAAAGTTTGCTACCCACCACTTGCGTAACCCATTCTTATCTAAACAAGAACTAGGTAAGAGAGTAGTTTACAATCTTGATGAAATCTTTGCCGAACAAAACCGAACAGTTTTCTAAGGAGAATAAAGTGGGTCTTTCCAAGCGCGAGCGAGCAAAGTATGAGGCTGGCTGGAAGAAACCGGGAAATCTTAAAAAGAATGAAATTGTTAGTCCTCAAAAAGTTGGCGCAGCGATAGCGGCAAGATTAGCAGCAAGGGCAGCAGCAAAAATAGCAGCCAAGGATGCGGCAAGAATCGAAGCCAAAGCGGTGGCTAAAAAGTTGTCAGAAAAGCAAAGTTTTTCTATGCGTGGAAAAGATTTACCAAAATCTCAAGTTAAAAAAATTAACAATCAAAACGCCGCAGCAAGTACCTATAAGACAACTGATTTAACAAAGACCGAAGCAGCCAAAAAAGCGGCAGAG